GAAGAAGTTTCAAATATTTATTTCGCTTTAAATGGCATGATAATTGAAAGTGCTGAAATAAGAATGTTCGGCGACCCATCAATTGATGTTGGTGACATTATAGGTTATGGAACATTCCAAACATTCTGTCAAAGAGATTGGGATTTTAATTTAGGATTTACTGGTAAATATAAAACTAATATCAATAAATTAGATGAAAGTTCCAATATGACAAAATCTGGTTTAACTAGAGCAGTTAAAACTATCAATGCTAATATAGATGAAATAAACGGAACTATTACAACTCAAGCAAGATTAATTCAAAATAATATAGAGCAAATAAGTAGAACTCAACAAGATGTAACTAATATTACTAATTTGTTCCAGATAACTGGTGGTACTAACTTAATCAAGAACTCACAATTCTTATTTAAAGATTATGTGTGGGATATAACTAATTTAACTCAAAACAATTCTTATCATACAGAATTAGGCGAGGGTTATGATTCAAGTTTACTAGGTTCTACAATTGCTAGTGCAAAAATAAAACTAAAAAACTGCAGAATAAAGAGTACTATTGAAAATGTTGCAACTGGTTCTTTGAATAATATTACTGGTTTAAAATTAGGGCAACTATACACTTTAAACTTTTATTATTCACAAGATGATGAAACAACTTCATATATCCGTCTATATTCAAGTAATAATGATAGCATAGTCGAGATAGATGAAACATTTAACGAAGAAATGAATATGCAACAAATGGTATTTACCTTTACTGCTAGAGATATGAATTATTACTTAGAGTTTCAAACAACTACTAATTTAAGTGATGGTGGATATTTTACTATATATGATTTAATGCTTAATTCCGGTGATGTAAAGCCGTGGGAGGCAAGTTCAAATGAATCATATTCTACCAACATTAAATTAAGCCAAAGAGGTTTAAGTGTTAATTCAAGTGGTAGTGGATTCATGACTGAGATAACAAGTGATGAATTTGCAGTTAAAGAGTCCAACAACGGCAACGTTGGTGAAACTATAACCACTTTTAATAAAGAGGGTATGGATACCAAAAAAGCCAGTATGGATGAAGTTAATATAAAATACAATAACAATTCAAGTTATGTTATGAAAGAAATGACTATTAATTCAAGGTGGCATCACGTTGAATATTTTGGAGGTGAGTAAACATGGCACAAATTGGTTCTTTAGGTACATTCTATGGATATAGTAATAGTGATACACAATATGGTGGTTATTATGTTTACTTCACTTATTCTGCTAGTGGTACAACACTAAGCAGTATGTCCGTTAAACTAGAAAAGATAAATAGTGGTGGTTCATATACAACAAATACTGCTTATTTAGATAGTGTCAAAATAGGTGGTACAAGTTATAGTTTTAGCCCTACAAGTATATCAATGGTAAGCGGTCAAACACCAGTAAGAACTTTAACTTATAACTTGAGTGGTACATATACCGCAAGTGGTTCTTCCGTAGGTGTTGAAATTAAGATGCACAGGTCGGGGCAAAGCGGTAGTGCACAGACTTTCACGGGTACTGTCACCGGTTTAGCAACCGCCCCAACTGGTTTATCGTGCAGTGTATCATCAATATTTGAAAATTATGCCAATGTAAGTGGTTCATATACTTCAAATGGTGGTGCAAGTGTTACGGCAAGTGGACTTCAATATTCTACTAATAATTCAAGTTGGAGTGCATATACAAGTGGTTCAAGTGGTACGGCTTTATCACCAAATACTACTTATTATTTTAGATACTATGCAACTAATATTGTTGGAACATCTTATTCTAATAGTGTTTCTGCTAAAACGTATCAATATCCTTATGTATCCGCAGTTGAAACATCATCACTAACTATAGGAAATAGTCAAAAACTTACTTTGTATAATCCGTTAGGTCGTAGTGTATCTGTATACATGAAAAAAAATACTACAAGTGGAACTACTCTATATAGTGGTTCAACAAGTAGTACAAGTATTACTTTTACACCAACGGCAAGTACTTTATACAATAGTATTCCAAGTAGTCAAAGTGGCGATGCAGTATATTATTGCACTTATTCAAGCCATACAATACAAACACTTAGCGGTACATATAAAATAAAAGGAAATGAAAAACCTAACTTTACGAGTAATAACTTTACTTACTCTACTGATTATAGTTCTTTGACTGGTAATCATTCTACTATTATTAAAGGTATGTCAACGGCAACGTTTAATATAACAAGTGCCGGTACAAGTAGTTATGGTGCAACAATAAGTAAATATGTACTTATATGGAGTGGTGTAAGTAATATAACAAGTACAACTACTGGAACTATGACAATATCTGGTGGTATAGCAAATACTATAACATTAAGGTGTTACGATAGTAGAAACCTATATACTGATGTTGTAACTACATTTAGTTTTGTTAATTACGCATCACCAACAATAAGTGGTAGTACTAAAAGAAATAATGGTATAGGTGAAGATGTAACCTTATCATTAAATGGTAGTATCTATTTTGAAAAGTTCGGTCCAAATGGTATTACAAACGAAATATCAAGTATGGGTTATAGATGTTCAACTACTACTGAGTTTAGCGGTGATTACATTAATATAAGCCCGTCAATGGTAACGTATGGTACTGGTAGTGGAACTGCTAGAAGTTGGAGTATTACGGATATGAGAATATACCTAGATGGTGCAACAACTAACTTCACAATAGGTACTAAATACTATGTACAAGTATATGTTAGAGATGCAAATGAAGAATTTGCAGAATCAATTGCGGTTGTAACTATTACCGATGGTAAGATAGCAGTTGATACATTTAAAGATGATAACAACAACTATCATAGTGGATTCAATGGACTTGCAAGTAATAACTATAACTTACAAGTCGGTGGTTCATTTAATGCTAATGGAGATATATATAGAAATGAAATAAAAATAGAACAATATATAGCAGATGTTATGTATCCGTTCAATTCAATATATATTAACTTAACCGATGAACTTCCAAGTTTCTTAGTTGGTGAATGGGAACAATATAATACAATAACAAGTAATGGTACTACTTATTATGTATTTAGAAGAAAAGCAATTGAAAAGATTTGTGTTAACGATGAAGACTTACTATACGATGGAGAAAATATTTATGTTGCATTATAGTTTAAAGAAAGGAATGATAATATGTCAAAAAATCTGATAAGTTCAAATAGTATAAAAGTTACTTCAAGCGGAAGTAATGTTAGTTTAGAGTTGGATGCAGAAAATTCCGGAGAGGCATCTTTAGGAAATAGTGCATATCAACACAATAATATTTATAGAGGTAAAGATATAACAAGTGCATGGAATGGTGGCACTGTGTCAACAAACATAGCAAATGGTACATTTAAAGATATTTATATAGGTGATTATTTTACTAAATCTGCAACAATAGGTGGTACTTCATACACACTTAAATATATAATCGCCGGTTTAGATACTTACTATGGATATGCAAATAATGCTATGGTAAGTACTCATCATATAAGTTGTATAGTAACTGGTTTACCAAATGCTAGTATGAACTCAAGTAATACTACTTCTGGTGGATATTATGGTAGTGCTATGTATACAACAACATTACCATCTTATATAACTGGTATAAGTAATAGTTTAGGAAGTTCACACGTATTAAGCCACAATATATTACCATCTACAAGCATAAACTCATCTGGATATAATAGATTCGGTAGTGCCGGTGGATGTTCTAATAACTGGGCATGGTATGCAAATACAATATCTTTACTAACAGAAAGTCAAGTATATGGTCATATAGTATGGTCATCAAGCGGATATGATACTGGCGAAGCCTATCAACAACTCCCACTATTTAGGATGAAACGACCAAACGACGTAGTAGGTAATACGTGGTGGTGGTTAAGAGATGTTGCTAGTTCGTCGAATTTCGCCTATGTCAGCAACGGCGGGTATGCCAACTTTGGCGGTGCGTCTACCTCTCTCGGTGTTGTTCCGCTTGTGCTTTTGAAATAGAATATTTCAAACAATATCATCAATAGTAAGGCTTTATGCCTTACGTAAGAAAGGAGAAACTTAATGAGTGTACCAAAATCTAAAAGAAACATATCCGACTTTGAGTTCTTTAGATATGCTTTACAACTAAATAAAGAAATAACTTTCTTAGTAGTAAATAACTTCAATGTTAAGAAGATAAGTAAGAAACTAGACATAACTAAACTAATTGATGATATGACGCAAGAAGATGCGTCTATTTTTATGGGAATAGTGGAGCACTACAATAAAGATATTGATGAAATATCTAAAGTAGTGCCTCACTGGCTTATTGAACATAAAAGGGAGGTAATATTAAGTCTTTGCGAAAATTTGGTAACTTATATAATAGGTGCTAACTCAATATATCCCACTTGTATGGAAGAATACAACGAAAGAAGATTATTACAGAATAAAGCAATTGGGTGTTGCAGAACATTATTAACCCAGTTTCAAATAATTACTTATGTACTTAATGGTTATGTAAAGATAGACAAATATAAAAGGTATATAGATATGATAAATCAAGAAATAAGACTTCTAAAAGGATGGAGGGCAAAGAACACTAAGTTTCTTACACAAATAAATAAATCATAGGTTGTTTTCTAAAAAGTTCGTCGAATTTCGCCAATGTCAACAACAACGGGAATGCCAACAATAACGGTGCGTCTAACTCAAACGGTGTTGTTCCGATTTCACTTGTCATTAAACTTGTTATGATGATAAACAAGAAATCTATCAAGTATGATAAAGCAAAAGGAGAAAACGACCTTCCTTAATTGGTAAATAGAATCTTATATGTTGCTAGTTACGACTAATGCAACTAGAAATGAGGTTATTTTTATTTATGAATAAATTATACGAAATAACTACACTTGATAGGTTAAACGATGCTTATCAAGATGTGGCTAAATCTAGCAAATGGAAGAAATGTACGCAAGAATATGAAATGAACCTTTTAATAAATAATAGTATGTTGCAAGATGACTTAAGAAATGAAACATATAAAGAGTTAAGGACTAATAACTTTACTCTAAATGAAAGGGGAAAATTAAGACATATAAGGTCGCCACAAATAAGAGATAGAATAGTACAAAAAGTATTAAATAAGTATATTTTAGTTCCAAAATTAAGAAAGTATTTAATCTATGATAATTATGCTAGTCTTAAAAATAGAGGCACAACCTTTGCTAGAAAAAGACATTACTTATATTTAAGAAAATTCATAAGTGAACACGGAAGAAATGGCTATATTTTACAAATAGATATAAGAAAGTACTTTGATAACATAAACCATCAAATATTAATTGATATGGTAGAAAGCAAAGTAGACTATAAAGAATTATATCCATTAATTGAAAATATTATAAACAATTCTAGTGATAGTGATATTGGATTAAATCTAGGTAGTGAAACACCACAAATATGTGCAGTTTTATACTTAGGATATATTGATAATTTCTGCAAGATAGTTAAAGGAATAAAATACTATGGTCGTTATATGGATGATATATATATTTTCCATCACGATAAAGAATATTTAAGAAAACTACTTAAAGAGATTCGAGAAAAACTTAAAGATATTGGTTTAGAAATAAACGATAGAAAATCTCATATAACAAAATTAACTCATCAATATACATTCTTACAAACTAATTACTATGTAACCGAGGATTTAAGAATTATAAAGAGGTTAACTAGACAAAAAGTTATAAGAGAAAGAAGAAAATTAAGAAAGTATAAAAACAAATTATTAAATGGAACTATGACTAAAAAAGAAATATACAATTCTTATAAATCGTGGCGAGAATCGGTAATAAAGGAGTATGACTGCTATCATACGATATTATCTACCGATAAACTATTTAAAGAATTATTTGGAGGGAAAATATGAACGAAGAAAAACAAAAACAAATTGAAGATATTCAAGCAGAGTTAAGATGCTTACATAGTGACTTGCAGTTCTCCGATGAATTTGGCGACTGGAAGATAGCAAAGATATATGAGTATACACTAACTGGAAAGGAGTCACCATACGACATTAATGAACTATCTGCTAAAAGACAAGAAGTAAGAAATAGAATTAATGAGTTGGAAGAACAACTTAAAGAAATAGAAAGGGGATAAGAGGTATGCAACCAGAAATTATTGTAGGAATACTAAGTTGTTTGGGAACATTAATCGGTACTTTAGGTGGCATAGTTGCAAGTAGCAAATTAACTAATTATAAAATTGATGAACTAAAGGAAAAAGTTAATAAACATAACAACTTAATCGATAGAATGTACCAAATAGAAAACCGAGTTACATTGTTAGAAGAAGAAGTTAAGAAGTAAGGAGGTGGAATCATGTCTAATAAGTTATATGATGTGCTTAAGTATATAGCACAAATAGTTTTACCAGCAATTGGAACTTTATATTTCGCACTAGCCGGAATATGGGGATTTCCTTATGGCGAACAAGTCGTAGGAACTATTACGGCAGTTGATACATTCTTAGGTGTTATTCTAGGAATATCAAGCAGTAACTATAATAAACAAAATAAATAAGGAACTTAAAAACAAGTTCCTTTTTTAATTCCATAAAGGAGGTTAAAGAGTATGGAAGAAGAAAAAGTATTAGAAGAAGAACTAGAAGTTCAAAACACATTCAATGAGGATTCAATTGAAGTATTATGCGAAGATGCAGATGTTGAAAACAAAGAAGAAATCGAGGTGTTAGACGATGCAAATGAGAACGAGTAAACCAGTAAATAACAAGTTCTATATCACTAAATCAAAAGGTGGATATTCTGCTTGTATTCAAGGTTATCCAACAGATGCAAGTTGTAATGTACTTGCTAACTGCGTTGGCTATGCGTGTGGTAGATTTAACGAAATCATAGGAACTATGAAATATCCATCACTAAATTGCAACGCAGAAAACTTTATAGAAAGGGCTAAAAACACTTATGGCTTACAAGTTGTATCATATCCTACTTTAGGTGGTATCATGGTATGGCAAAAAGGTTCAACTTTAAGTGGTAACGATGGTGCGGGTCATGTTGCTATCGTTGAACGTATAGATAGTGCAAATCAAATCTATACAAGTGAATCTGGTTATGGCTCTAGTGCTTTCTGGAATTCTACTAGAAGAAATGATAACGGAAGATGGGGCTTAGGAAGTGGATACACATTTAGAGGTTGTATCGTAAACCCAGCAATTGGTGATGTTCACTATCAAACACCAACACAAGAAGACCCATTTAAAGGTGTAAGTGATGAAGAACTTGCTAGGAGAGTATGGACTGGTGAGTTTGGTAATGGTGAAGAAAGAAAACAAAAACTAGGTTCAAGATATAGTGCAGTTCAAGCATTAGTTAATAAAGGTGTTGGAAAACCATCTAACCCAGAACCTAAACCAGAACCACAACCAACTCCAAGTGTTGATATTTTAACTTTAGTTAAGAAAACTATCCGTGGTGATTTTGGAAATGGTGAGGCACGTAAAAAAGCCTTAGGTTCAAATTACGCAGAAGTTCAAAGACAAGTTAATCTTAACTATCAACATGGAACTACACGTTGGGATAATGTAAAATTATATTAGAACACTTTCCCGATGTCGGGAAGACGATAAAAGGTAAGGATTTAAATGTCCTTACCTCTTTTTTTGTCTAAATATTCTTTTAATGTGATTCTGTAATCTTTACCGAACAACTTAATAAATTCTTCTAGGGAATGTGTTTTAAGAAATTCTTCTTCAAATTGTACTTTAGTTCTTAAATTAGTTTCTCTATCGTGATGGAATAAATCGTGATGTTTTTTACATAGTGGATTCATCATGCCATAGTCAATTGAAAGTTGTCTATATGAGCCACTAAAAACTTCGTTCTTTTCTATACCTATTTTTAAGTCACATACAGAGCATTTTGTTAAATCTTGATAAATTATACTATACCTATGCTTTTCGCGTCGTACAAGGTTGCTAGAACGTTTCTTAATAGGGTTATAAGTTTTATATTCTTTACTCTTACAACAAGAACATTTTTTAGTATCAATTTCTTTTCTAAGAAGTGAACAATAGAAATATTTTTGATACTTCTTACTTCTAACTTTTAAATGCTTACATTTCATACCTTTCACAATTTTTTAGGTACTAAATAGTTACTAAAAATATTAAAAATATCGTTCTTATTTGGAAATAAACAACTCTTATTTGTTGTATTTGTTAGTATTCCTATACTATCGACAACTATACTTTATTTATGTTATAAAAAGTAAATGTCTATTATTTCCTTATTTTATGGACTTTTCTAATTTTTAGGTACTATTTTAGGTACTAAAAAAACTCCTTTCTTTATAGATTATTTAATAAATCGACTATCTTATCTTGAGTAGTAGGAAATAAATGATTATATACTTCCATCATAACTCTTAATCCATGACCCATACGTTGTGACATCATAAGAAAGAATTTAGTAGAATCATTTTGACCGGATTTAAGATATTCATTAATACACAAACTTACATGGGAATGTCTAAATTCATGTATTGTTATTTCTCTTACACCAGATAGTTCAAAGTATTTATGCTTAGCAGTAGGCATTGAATCTTGTTTTAAAACATCACCATTGCCGAATACGAACCATTCTTCTTTGAAATCCCCATACTGCATCATTTTATCTTTATATGCCTTTAATTCTTCAATTAGAGTGTTAGACATAGTTATTTCACGATTAACACTTGTTTTAGTGGGTGTTATTTTGTATCTACCGCGTGAAACGTTAAAGGAGATAGATTTATTAACCACTATTACTTTTCTTTCAAAATCAACGTCTAACCACCTTATAGCAAGTATTTCGCCTTTTCTCATACCAGTTAAGTATAAAGTAGTGAAGAATGTATGCCATAAGTCATTATCTATAACAGATATAAACTTATTAAATTCATCATAGGTAATATATCTTATCTTTTGTTTTTGTAAAACTCTAACTTCATCATTTTTTCTTTTGAATCTACCAGCAAGTTCAACTGGATTATAGTTTAATTCATACTTTCTATTGGCGAACTTAAATATTTCTTTAAATACTACGTAATATTGATTTAAACTAGATATTTTCATATTCTTAGAGAATGTATTCTTCCAGTTTTCTATATCAATTACTTGTATTTCATCTATGTATTTATTTTCAAAGTATGGTTTAATGTTATTCTTGTATTGAGATTTATAGGTAAGCCATGTTGATTCTCTTATACGTGTTTTAGCATCGTTAAAGTAATCGTTAGCAACAACGTCGAAATTCTTCTTAACGGGAATATCACGATTAAGTATAAATACTCTTTCTTCTGCCTTAGCAACCTTACTTGATTCATATCTTTTAGAGGTGTAAGGCACTAATTTACCATCACTATTATGATAATATACTTTAAATCTCCATTGTCTACCATCTTTTGTTTTACATTTATCTTTAAAAACTGACATTTTAACACTTCCTTTATTGTTTAAAATCCAAATAAGTGTTATAATGTAATTGGAAATTCCAATAACAATATAACCCGATTAATTAGATTTTCTTTTTATTCTCGTTATTTGTTTAAGATTGCTAGTCTTTAGGTTTTTCCATTTAACATCGAATATTCGCGTATTCGGTGTTTTTTTGTTTATTTAGATGCGTTTTTAATAATAACATCTCTTAGTTGTTCTACGTTAGGAACATACTCAAAAGTATAATCTCCACTTGCGGTGTTGATATAAATAGTTCCATAGTTGAATATTTTGCCGAAAAGTTTTTGTTCAACTTTAACAGATGTAATCTTATCTATTGGACTATCTAAACTTTCGGTTTTCATAATACCTTTTTTAGCAGACACTCTTTTATTAGTAACTCTAATATTAGTACTTATAATACCAAATAATGGTTTCCAGATAGTAACAAATCCAACAAACACTAACATTAAACAGAAATGAGGTATTAAAACTACGGCACTAGGTTTAACTTCCATTAATAAGTTTTCATTTTCCATATTTACTCACCACCTTTCTTGTCGTTAATTGCACGGCTATGAAAGAAATCAACCATTCCTAATAGTGTTTCTTTATCCTTGTCGGTAAATTCGTTAGAGTTGCCGATTTTTTCTTTTACAAGTTTAATATCATTTTCACTAGCCTTATTTTGTATCTCTGGAAAAAATTCATTGATGGATACTTTAAAATAATTTGCAAGTTGGAATAATATATTTTGGTCGGCTTTTCTTTCTCCACTCTCATACCTTGCTATGCTTTGTTGTGAAGTGTTCATAGCCTCTGCAAGTTCTTGTTGCGTAATATTTTTACTTTCTCTAAAGTATTTAATCTTATTTCCAACATATTTAGTAATATTGTTTTCTGCCATTTTCTAGTCACCTCACACTTTAATAATACCATACTTTACACCAAAAAGGAATATTTTTATACATTTTTACAAAAAAATATTGACCTATACACCAATATGGTGTTATGATTATAATGTCAGAAGACAAAGAAAGGAGAATTAAAGATGCAAGAGAAGTTGATTATCATTAGAAAAAATAAAGGAATCACTCAACAAGAATTGGCAAATTTAATTGGAATATCGGTTAATCAATATTCTTTGAAAGAAAAAGGGAAATATACATTCGATTGTGATGAAATGTTTAAAATCGCGAAATATTTAGACATGAACATTGATGATATTTTTTTACCAACAACACACCAAAATGGTGTAATTGATGAACTAAAGACTAGCAAAGAGGTGTAAATATGGAAAAGCCATACTTAAACAAAAGAGAATTAACACAAATAGTAGGTAGTAAAACAATAGCAGAACATTTATTTAATTACTTACAAGAATTGATTAAAAAACATAACTACTATATACCACCTACACAAAGAGAGAAGTTAGTTCCAACTCACTTAGTAAAATCGGAACTAAAAATAAAAGAAATTAATTTAAAAGGAGAATAAAAAGAGATGAAAAAAAGATACAAATTAAAATCATGGGTTAAATATTTATTATTTACGATACTAGGAGCAGTAATAGGAATAGCAATATATCAACTATTCACATTAAAAACAACTAAAAAAACACCAGTAGGTGAATACACTTGCAAAGGTGGAATAGTTCAAGTATGTACGGGTAGTAAAGAAGTTGCTGATTATTTAGGAGTGTAAGAGATGATAAAAGAAAGAAGTAAAACTCAAGACATACTTCATCATTTACAAGTACACAAAAGTATAACATCAATGGAGGCAATTAACTTATATAAAGCAACAAGGTTAAGTGGAATCATATACGTACTTAAAAAGAGAGGTTATGTTATTGAAACAGAAAACAAAAATTTTAGGGGGAAATACAATATACCGAGTCACTATGGAATATATCATTACATAGGAAAAGAAGAAGAAATTAAAGGCAAAGAAAAAGATGATTAAGTTTGGAACACTCATATATCATCTTACAACTTTAATTATAGCAAATTATAAAACAAAAGTAAAGGGAGGCATTTTCACATGAAAGATAATTTTTTATTAAGAAAATCACTTATTGATGTTGTTAAAGATTTATCCGATGAAGATGTCGGCAAATTATTTAAAGGAATCTTAAATTATGTAAATACTGGTGAAAGTGGGTTAACTGGATTAATGAATTCTGTGTTTGTTTATATTCAAAAAGACATTGATAAAAACGAAGAAAGTTATCAGCAAAAGTGTAAGAAAAATAAAGAAAATATCAATAAAAGATGGAACAAAGAAAACCAAGATATACAAACGAATACAAACGTATACGAACGTATACCAAACGATACTGATAATAATCATATATCATATATCACTAATCATAATTCATTAATCAATAATCAAGAAAAAGATAATAGGGTTATAGGGGAAGAAGAAAAAACAAAAGTTGAAGTGTTAGATAACAATTCAAAAATATATCACGAAGTAATTAGTTATCTAAACCAAGTATGTGGAACTTCTTATAGACCAACCTCTAAAGAAAGCCAAAAACATATTAAAGCAAGATTAAATGATGGATTCAATGTTGATGATTTTAAAAAGGTTATTGATAACATGGCATATAAGTGGCTTAAAGATGAAAAAATGAATAGATATTTAAGACCAGAAACACTATTCGGCACAAAGTTTGAAAGTTACTTAAACGAGATTCCAATAGTTAAACCAAGAACCCTTAAAGACATATCAATGGCAGAAATAGATGCAATGATAGAGTATGAAAGGAGCAAAGAGAATGAAGAAAATTGACTTTTTAAAAGGTATGAAATTAATAACTTCATTTTATAACAAAGACTTCACAGAAGAACAACTAAACGAATGGTATTTCTTCTTTGAAGATGTTGATGCAAATGACTTTCATAAAGCAATTAAAAAAATGGCTAAAGAAAGTAAATTTGTACCAACAATAAACGATTTATTAAATCAAATTAAATCTGTGGCAAATGAAGATTATATGAAAATCGTAGATTTAATGATTAAAGATGGATATTTTCACGAACCACGAGAAATAGAAAAAACATATCACTTTATCGAGGAGGGTGTAATACCAAGTTGGTTAAAAGCAGATATGGATAAATATAAACCAAGACTTGAATTAGAAACAAGTCAAAGACTAGCAATTGAAAACAAAAGTAATTAGGAGGTAAAAGAAATGGAATTAAAAGAGTTACAAAATAAATTATTGGCACTTAACGTTAATGAAAGGGTAGAAGAAAAAAACGGATTAAGTTATTTATCATGGAGTTGGGCATGGACCGAATTATTAAAAATGTGTCCAGATGCAACTTATGAAATTAAAAAATTTGGTGAAAAACAATTACCATACGTATACGATGAAGAAACTGGTTATATGGTATTTACCAGTATGACAATAAATGGAATCACTAGGGAAATGTGGTTACCAGTTATGGATAATGCAAATAAAGCAATGTTGAATCATGTATACAAATACAAAATCAAAAAGTTTAATACAAAAACTAAACAATGGGAAATTTTAGAAAAAGAAGTTCAATCGGCAACAATGTTCGATGTTAATAAAACAATAATGAGATGTTTAGTTAAAAATATCGCAATGTTCGGTTTAGGAATGTATATCTATTCTGGTGAAGATTTACCAGAACAAATTGAAGAAGAAGTTCAAGAAGAAACTAAAAAGACTAAAACAACTAAGAAAGAACCATTAAAAGCAGATTATCGAATGATGATGATTAACTACTGCAAAGAAAACAACCTAGATGTTAACACTATAGCAAAGAAATATAAATTAAATTCAAAATCAACAGATGAAGATTTTAAAAAAGCATACGACGAAATAATCAAAGAAAAGAAAGAGGGATAATATGGAAATTGCATTTTTGTTAATAGGAATTGGTATAGGTTTTGGTGTATCAACAATAGTTTTGTTAATCAAGGGCAAAGAAGAACAAAAGACTATAGAGAAGTTCTACAGAGCAAAGAAAGTTGCAGAGAGGGAACTTTTGAGAGAAAGAAAAATAAATGATTTATTAATGGAGGTAAATAATGGCAAGTAATCCTAACGTAGAAGTAGAAAGATATAAATACATTGGTGGTAGTGATATTCCTATCATCATGGGAATAAGTCAATTTAAAAAGAGATTCGACTTATTACTAGAAAAAGCACAACTTAAAGACAATGACTTTGAGGGAAATCAATACACAGAATATGGTAATGTATTAGAACCTAAAATTAGAGATTTTATAAACGAATCTAAAAAAGATAAGTTTAAAGAAGATACATTATTCAATGAAGAACAAGGAATCCGTTGTAATGTTGATGGAAATAACGGAAAACAAATTCTTGAAATTAAAACAACATCACAAATACATGACAACGTAGATGAATATCAAGTATATCTAGTTCAATTATTATTCTATCTTGAAAACTACGGATATAAAAAAGGTATTCTTGCAGTATATAGAAGACCAGAAGACTTTGACGAAGAATTTAATCAAGATAACTTACAAGTATATGAAATTGAAACAAAGAATTATAAAGAGTTAATTGAAAGAATTAACCAAGAAGTAAATAGATTCAAAGAAGACTTAGAAAAAGTAAAAGAGAATCCATTTATTACAGAAGAAGAATTAATGCCTACTGATTTAGTAGAAATAAGTAATAAACTTTATAACCTAGAAGTTCAATTAAAAGACATGGAAACTTTAGTTAAAAAACGTGATGAAATTAGAACTAAACTACACCAAGTTATGGATGAAAGAGGTTTAAAAGGATGGGAAATGCCAAACGGCACAAAGATAACAAATGTATTTGATGCAGAAGATAAAGAAGTAGAAGAAGAATACTACGACGAAGAAAAGTTTATAGCAGAAAATACTGAGTTACATGAGGCTTATCACAATAAACTAGCAGAATATAAAGAAACTAGAAAAGTAGTTAAAAAAGGTCGTAAGGGCTATATAAAAATGACATTTAAGGAGGTAGAGGATGAATAGTTGGAACGGAATAGGTAATATTACCAAAGACTTAGAGTTAAGAAGTACAACAAGTGGTAAAAGTGTCTGTGAGTTCTCTATAGCAATAAATGAGGGCTATGGTGATAGTCAAAGAACAACTTTTGTGAATATAGTTGTTTGGGGTGCACAAGCAGAAAACATTGTTAAATATTGTTCTAAAGGTTCTAAAGTTGGAGTATCTGGATATTTAAGAATTGATAAATATCAAGTAAACAATGAAAACAGATATAAAACTTACATATTAGCGAATCACGTAGAGTTCTTAGATAGTAAAAAAGATAATGGAACAACTGAAATAGTATCAAATGATGAACCAGTCACAGAGGAAAGTATAACTTCTATTTCACAAGATGAATTAGAAATTAGTGAAGATGATTATCCTTTCTAGGTGATGTTATGGAATATATAGGAACTCCTAAAGAACTATCACAATTATGCTTTGAACTAGACCCCGAGAAGAAATATAAACTTACTGAATATAAAGAACAACGAGGCACTCAAGCAAATAGATACTTTCATAAGTTATGTAATCTACTTGCTAGATATAATCGAAGTACTGGTTATGCAATTAGTGATGAAGAAATTAAAAAACAAATGAATTTATCCTATGGTACTTTACTTACTTTTGAAGATGGAAAGATTCAAGGTTGCAAAGTACCTAAGGGTACAGACATAGATAAGTTTTATCCGTATGCAAAATGGTATAAAAGTGAAGATAATTGCGACTGCTATATATTTTACAAAAGAACACATGAACTTGATTCTAAAGAATTTTATCAATTAATCAAGGGTGTTGAACAAGAATGTAAAAACGTTGGGATTCCTACCCTAGAAGACCGAGAGTTTGAAGAAATGATGAAAAACTACGAAACGAATAATTAGGAGGTAAAGATGACAATAAGAAACCTATCAAGATACTATTTTATAAAAAAAGAAATAGACCAATTAGAAGAACAATTAAAAGAACTAAGCGATAGTGTAATTGGAAGTCCAGCAATAAGCGGTATGCCATCATCTCATGGGAATACAAGTCCAATAGAACAATTAATAATCAAGAAGAATAAATTAGAAGAAAAACTATTACGTAAGAAAAACAAATTACTAGAAGAACAGATTTACATAGAGAATTATTTAGAAACAATAAAAGATGAACGTATAAGAATAATTATTAGAGAAAGATTTATCAATTGCAAAACATGGGAAGAAATAGGCAGAGCAATGTATTTTGATAGGACTACACCATATTATGCAGTTAAAAGATATTTGAAAGGAAATAAGGAAGATGAAAAAGAAAACGACAATATGGGGGAAATTAGGGTTAATAAGAAATAGTAAGTTTTGTCTTATTAAAAGAATAAATACACTTGAAATGGAACGCGATACTTTAGAAGACACAATTAAAGATGAATTATATAAAACATTCATGGAAAAGTTAAACGAGCCTTATGAATTAAAAAGACTTAGAGATGAGAATAAACGATTAAGGCAAAAGAACAAATTCTTATTGTCAGAACTTAAGTCACATGAATAATGGTGATGTGAGTTTATACGAGGATTTTAAGTGTATGTGTAAAGATGAAAATGATTTTAGAAGAAAATTAAGAAGTTTAAGAAAGTATTGCCCAATAGCATATAAATATTTCTTGTTTGATTTTAAAAATGAAGTTGAGGTAGAGAATGGCTATTATGAACATAGTCTTCCTACTTCAAAAGAAATTAAAGCCGTATATGGCGAAATAAAAGTTAAATATATAATTGACGATAATACTTTTACATTACTAGATATTGAACCATCACAATTTTTGATAGACGGATATATCTCCGACTTAGATATATATGAGGGAATACCTTATAGAAATGAAAGAGATTTATTCAAGATTAGATTATTTAATCAAATGAAAGGAATGTGTGAGAAATGATTTGGATAGGAATAGCAATAGTTATTAGTGGATTAATAATTGGTGGTTGTTTGTTAAATATCGCCGACGCAATTTTAGGAGATGACTATCGTAGTGAAAAGAGAAAATCTACGCGTAAGACTAAATCAACAAACAAAATATCATAATAAAAAAGCATATTTTGGAACAAAAGAGTTCGATAGTGTAAAAGAAAGAAATATATATTTAATTTTATTAGACAAAGTAAGAAAAGGTGAAATTTGGAACTTAGAAAGACAAGTTAAGTTTGAATTACAACCACATTACAGAAACAAACAAGGAAAAATGGAAAAGGCAATTACTTATATAGCAGATTTTACTTATTATGATTCTAAAGGTTATCACGTAGTAGACGTTAAAAGTGCAATAACAAAAAAAGATAAAGTCTATAGAATCAAAAAGAAAATGTTAGGTTATCAAAAAGGCATAGACATTGAAGAAATGTAAAAGAGGTGTGATATGGAAAAGATAGAGAAGATAATGAACACAATAGGATGGATTATAGTGACTATAGGATTTTTGATGATTATAGGCTTTATCGCCATGATTATAATGTTAGCACGATATAACGACTGCAGAGAAAACGGATTCCAATATCCGTATTGTGAGAAATATGAAGATTTCTAGGATGCAATTATGGAAGAAAAAGAGTTAAAAGAGATATTAGAAAACAATATCAAAATAGTAGACCACTACGGAGTTAAACAACAAATGCCAGTATGGGTTGAAGAATTAAGCGAGTTAACCAAAGTTATCTGCAAGTGGACGAGAAAATACGACAAGTTAGAGGGCGATATTAGTGAATCACTACTTGCTGATATGAAAGAAGAAATAACAGATGTAACTATCTGTATTGACCAATTAAGATATGTTTTAAACTTTACCGAAGATGAATTAATGAAAGAATATAAATTCAAAGTTGATAGGCAATTAAAAAGAATTGAAGATGAGAAAAAGGGTGAGTAAGTGAAGTACATAATTATGTGTGCCGGAAAGGGCACAAGATGGAATAACTATTTAGATGTGCCTAAACATTTAATAGAAATAAATAACGAAACTTTATTAGGAAGAACAACAAGATTATTAAAAGAAAATGGCATTACTGATTATGTTATTACTGGTAGTGATGAAAGATATACTCAATATGGAAACTTGATTCCACAAACAGACAATGATTGCGAAATAGATAGATTTGAAGAAAGTATAGTCAATGGAGAGGTTTGTTATTTGTATGGTGATGTGTATTACACTGAAGATGCAATAAAAACAATTATCAATACAAAAACTGAAAATGTTGAATTTTTCGGACACGAGTTTGAAATATTTGGAATTAAAGTTAAAGACTTAGAATTGTTCTTTACTCACAAACATAAAGTAAAAGAACTTTATTTAGAGAAAAAAATAGAAAGATGTATAGGGTGGGAGATATATAGAAGTATCAACAACATACCTTTTGATGAACATCTTATTACTGAGAAATACACAAAAATATTAGATGGTACAGATGATATTGATTATCCAGAAGACTATGAAACATTTAAATCAAAATTGGAGGGGAACAATGAATAATATATTTTATTTTAGAGATATAAATGCAATTGGTGGAATAGAAACTTTCTTCTACTACCTTGCTAAAACTTTTAAAGACTGGGATATAACAATTTATTATAAAACTGGTGATAGTAAACAAATAGAAAGATTAAAACAATATGTAAGAGTAATTAGATATACTAATCAACATATTGTGTGTGATAAGGCATTTTTCAATTTCAATACTGAGATAATAGATGAGGTTGAGGCTAAAGAATATGGATTAATATTACATGGCGATTATGAGGCTATGATTAAGCAAAGACAATTAACTATGGATAACTTACCATTAAACGATAAAATCGACCAATATTATGGTGTAAGTCAATTAGTATGTGATAGTTTTGAAAAATTAACCGGAATAAAGCCACAATTAATATATAATCCACTAGCAATAGATGAACCTAAAAAAATGTTAAGACTTATTTCTGCGACAAGACTCACAAAAGAAAAAGGCAGAGATAGAATCTTAAAACTAGGGGAAATGTTAAATCAAGCAAATATTCCATATACATGGTTAATATTTACAAATGATGGCAGAGATTTTAATAACGATAATATCGTTCTTATGAAACCTAGACTAGACATAATAGATTATATTGCAGATGCCGATTATTTAGTTCAATTAAGCGACAACGAGGGCTATTGTTATTCAATAGTAGAATCTCTAATTGTTGGCACTCCAGTAATAGCAACTGACTTACCAGTATTAAAAGAATTAGGATTAAATAAAACAAATTCATTTATATTAGATTTTGATATGGAAAATGTTCCGATAGAAGATATTTACAACAAGAAATTAGAATTTAAATATATACCTAAAAAAAGCAATTGGGAAAAGTTTTTAGAAAAAGGAAAATCAACATATCAAGAAGAAAAAAACAAAAGATATTTAGTTGAGGCATTAGATACTTATGAAGAAGACAGAACAACGGATTCACAACTAGGGAGAATACCTAAAACTGGCGAACAATTCGTAGTTGATAAAGAAAGACTAGAAGTTCTATTAGGAGATAATTCAAGAAACAAAGTATATGTAAAACTAATAAAAGAGGTTACAAATGAAAGAAATAAAAAAGATTAAAGATACTATGAATCTATTCGTAGACCAAGAGGGATATGATGGATTCTGTGGTAGATGGTTTAATAAAGACGATAACAAGATGTATACATATGTATTTAGTTATGGCGGTGGTTGGGAACATTTAAGTGTATCTTTACCAAGAAAAACACCTAGTTGGGATATTATGTGCAGAATGAAAGATATATTCTGGAACGAAGATGAAGTATGTATAGAATATCACCCAAGAAAAACGGATTATGTTAATATGCACGAACATTGCTTGCATATATGGCGACCAATTGATAAGGAAATACCAGTACCACCAAAGAATTTTGTTTAGGAGGTATAAAGTGACTAAAAAGGATTTAGAAAAAACATTCTATTTAATTGCTAAGTACTGGTTAGGTGAATTACAAGGATTTATTAAAATTGGTGATGATAAAGAAGAAATTACACAATTATTTAGAGATAAATATATGGTGACTAGAGAGCACAATTTTGGTGTTACAGAGGAAAGTTATCAATTATTAGAAGTAAAAGCAAAAGAAATTTTAGGAGGTTACGATGAACAATTGTATAAAAAATAAAGATTTATTAGAAATATATCAAGAATATAATGCTTATTATTTCGCTAATAAGTATGGTGAAGAATCAACACATAAAGAGCAATTTAAAAGATTAAGAGATTTGCTAAAAGATGACGAATTAAGTCAAAGAGCATTAAATTGGATAAGTAATTGTTATGACTGCTATTATTCAAAAGAATATGTTGAAATGAATGATAATAATCCATTTTATTATTTACAAAATAAAATAAATGAGGTGACTAAATAATGAACGAACCAGTGCAATTAACTGCAGAACAATGGAGTGCTAAAGGATATGGTATTTTCAATGGTGAAGTTATGGGATTACATTACAATAGAAAATCAACAAGAAAATATTTGAAAGAACATAAAAAAGACAAAGATGCAACATATTGTATATATTGCAAAGGGAATACACTAACAATAACTGATGATTTTTGCAAACCTATATGTGAATTGTGCGGTATTGTAAAAAGTGGTGATAAAAAATGAAACGTGAAGATTTAGGACAATATTTCATTAAAGATGGTGAAATATATTATGCTTTAGGATATATAAGTAATCCGGCAATAGAACTGATAAATATGAATACCGGACAAAAAGAAGTTGTTGTTATAGGAAGTATGGTATCGAGAGAATATAGTAAGTTGTTTTCTATACCAGTAGAAGAAAACGGATATAACCTTGACAAAGCAGAACCGGTAAAAGATTTAATGTTAGGAAGTGATAACAATGTTAAGAACTGAGGGCGGTCATTTCTGGTTGACTTTCAAAAATGGATACACGATTAGTGTATTTAATGGATTCGGTAGTCATACAGAAAATAACTTCGCGATTGATAAACAAAGAAAGATAGAAGAATCAAGAAATCCATACGAGAATCATTGGGAAAGTAATTTAGTAGAAATAGCAATTTTATATAATGGCGAATTAGTTACACAAAATCATATTGAAAGTGATGATATTGTTAAGACAATAGATGTTGAAGAATTAGTTGACGTAATAAATATGGTTCGTAATTTAAAAGGATAATATATGTTAAAAGAATTATTTAACTATCGTAAAAGATGGAAACATCAAAAAAATAAAAATAAAGTGTTGCGAAAAAGAATCAACAAATTATCAACAAGTATAGCAGAAGAATTGAAATTAGATATTACTAACGAAGAAATAAGAAAATTAAGAATAGAAGTTGAAAGACTTAAAAAACAAGTAATTAAATCTAACTTAGAGGCACAAAGATATTTTGATATGTTAATGGAAAAGGAGAATAAAAATGGCTAAATGGAAATGCGGTATATGTGGACTTGAATTTGAAAATTTTCACGCACAGGGATTTGGCGGAGTTATATATTGCCCTTTATGCTATTTTAAAGAAGAATATAATATTCAAAAAGACAAAATAGATAGACTAAGTTGTGCTATGAATAAAGTTAAAACTGATTTAAAAAACACTAAGAAAATAAATAATCATTTCAAAGATAAGTGGGGCAATGAGTTTGTAAACATTGATATAGACCATATAGATTATTTGATAAATGTATTAAAGGAGAATGAAAGATGAAATTGATAATAGGAAAATTAAACAATAATAACGGATTATATTATTGGAAGATAGAAGAAGATGTTATTACTAAATTTAATTTAGAGAAAGATAAATACTTTAAAAATTTAGTTGGAAATTACGCAATAGTAGAGAACATGAGTGATTTTGACTTAGTTAAAATAGTAGGAGTAGTTGAAACTATTCCGGAATATGAAAAAGTATTAAATAGTAAGACCATTAATAAAAAAGTAGTTAATATTGTTGGTAGTGAAATGCTAAGACCAACGTTAAGAACAACCTCAATTACTATTAATACAAGTGGAATCACAACTAGAGCAACAGAACCATACGTTTATACAACGGGGGTGAGTGAAAATGATTAAGAAAGAAATATATCCTAAGACTAAAAGAATCAAAGTTGATGGATTCAAAGTACAATTAACCGAAAAACTAGATGGAAGTAATCTAGTATTATTCAAAAAGGATGATAAATTACATATTGCACAAAGAAAGAATATATTTACATTAGATGAATTAGAAGATTCTAAGCAAATTCTATATAAAGGTATGTATGAGTGGTTAAAAACAAATGGTGAATATTTACAAGAACATTTAATAAACAATTCATGCGTATGTGGTGAATGGTTAGGAATGGGATGTCTTAAATATACGATAGATGAATTTGATAAAAGAATTTATATGTTTGCTAAGGCTAACATAGATGATGATTACAACTTATACAATTTAATCTATGACCACGATTTATTTATATATCCTTTTGATAATCAAGAACTACCATCATTTATTGGAGTAGTTCCAGTAATAGCAGATTTAAAATATATTCCAAATAAGAATGATTTAGATAAGATATACGAAGAATATTGTTATAAACATTATGACCGCAATGTTGAGGGAATAGTAATTAATGTTAATAACCAAGTAGTTAAATATGTTCGTATGAAAAATGGTAAATTAGTAGAATATAGTGATAGTGACCACAAAGGAATAGAAGATAATGCCTAAAACATTTAGAGATTTATCTATAACAGATTTTACTTGCGATGGTAAATGTTCATGTTGTGGTAATTGTTGTGGAGATATTCTGCATCTATCTAAAAAAGAAATAAAAGTCATTGATGAATATTTAAGAAAGAATAAGATAGAACCTACACCGAGATGTGTGTTAGTTGAATATGACGGAACTTGTCCATTTAGAGATAACAAGAACAAGATATGCAAGATATATGAAGTAAGACCAGAAATATGTCGAGTATTCAAATGTGATAAGACTGCTAAACAAGTATATGAAGAAAGAGAAATGACTAACTTCAATAAAATGGCAAGAAGTATGAGAAATTTATTCTTTAATGATAGAATCGGTGCAGAAAAGATAAATCAACTTACTGGAATAGTAGTTTATGACAGAAATGATAAACCAATAGTGCAAAAAATGCACAATTGATGTGAAAATAATGTGTTCTTGTGTTCTAAAATGCACAATGAAACACAATTTATTGTGCAAATATTCTTTTTCACACTTTTCACACTAATAATACGATATAATGTAATTAGTAGAGTAGGTTAAGTGAGAAAACCTATTCTTTTTGTTTTAAAGGGTGTATTAGTGGGAAACTGGCAAAGTACGTTGATAAGCAGTTGAGGGTTTGCAAGTACTTATATGGTAAAAGTGAAGAAGAAGTGATATAATATGTATTATGAATTTGGTGAACCAAAATGGATAACTGATGAGAGAGGAAATAAGATTCCAATATATGATGGACTAGATTTTAAGACTTGTGTAAAAGTTAGAGAACATCATAGAAGATTACAAAGTATGGTTGATACATATAAAGAAAAGTATAAAACCGGAGTTAATGCAGAGTATGTTGATAATTGTATGTATGTTTTTCTAGTAAAAAAGAAAAGTAGAAAAGTAAAATTAATTGAGGGATGGTTATGAAAGAAATAGAAGATAAAGTAATCAAAGAATTAAAAAAGTACGAAAAAAGTGAACCCAATAGAGATGGGATGATGAAAGCATTACAAAAATGTCCTAATTACATAGATGCGTTAACAAAATTATATATATACTTAACCGATGCAACTAAATCAAAAACTAGGGATTCAATATTTAGGTATATATACAAATTAAGAGGAATTGAAATAGAAGAATCATAAGACACACAATGTTGTGTCTTTTATTATGTAAGGAAGTGATATAGTGGGAGCATTAAAAAGCCCTAAACGAGAAAAGTTCTGCCAAAATATTGCTAAAGGCATGAGTGATACAGATGCTTATAAAAAAAGCGGATATAGCACAAAGAACATGAAACCAGCAACTATAAATCGTGAGGCACATGAATTAAGGAAAAACCCCAATATTTCCGCAAGAATAAAGGAATTACAAGAAAAGGCAGAAACAGATGTCGTAATGAGTGTAAGAGAGAGGATGGTATGGTTAACCAATTTAATAAATGGTACATACAAAGAAAAGGTGTTAGTAGAGGGTGTTGAGGCTGAAAGAGAGGCATATACACCAGATAAACTAAAAGCACTAGATATATTAAATAAAATGTGTGGAACATATATTGAAAAGGTCGAACAGATTAATCCTCCGTCTATCGTTATAGAAAGACCGAAAAAGAAAGATGAAAACTAACGTATATGATTTACTTGCTCCAAGTTTTTGGGATTTATTTGATGATGTATTAGATTATAAATACACTCATTATTGGTTAAAAGGTGGTCGTGGTAGTACTAAGTCATCTTTTATAGGAATAGTTATTCCTTTAATGATGATGCTAGATGCACAAAACGGAATATATTCAAATGCCGTTGCTTTAAGAAAAGTTGGTGATACACTTGCGGATTCTGTATATGCACAAATAATATGGGGAATTGAAAAGTTAGGTATGCAAGACTATTGGGAATACAAAGTAAGCCCACTTAGAATTACATATAAACCAACGGGGCAAGTGATAATGTTTAGAAGTTGTAATTCTAAAGATGATTACAAGAAGATAAAATCAACTAAGTTTGTTAAAGGTTTTTGTAAATACCTATGGTTTGAAGAATTAGACGAGTTCTTTGGTATGGAAGAAATAAGAAGTATATTGCAGTCACTATTACGTGGTGGTAGCAATTACGAAGTATTCTATTCATATAACCCACCTAAGATAGTAGCAAGTTGGGTAAATGCCGAGATAATAAATGTAAGAGAAGACAGAATAGTACATTCAAGTACATATTTAGATGTTCCTAGAGAATGGCTAGGAGAGGAGTTCTTTATTGAGGCAGATATACTTAAGAAGACAAATGAACTTGCTTATAGAAATGAGTATTTAGGTGAACCAACCGGAACTGGTGGAGCAGTATTTACAAATATTGCGTTAAAACAAATAACAGATGATGAAATAAAACATTTCGATAATATATTAGATGGTAACGACTTTGGTTATGCAGTTGACCCAGACTGCTATTTACAAATGTATTATGATAAGACAAGAAGAAAACTATATATATTCAATGAGATATATAAAGTTGGTATAAGTAATAGAGATTTAGCCGAAGAAATTAAAAAGATAAAAGTAGGCACTTCTTATTGTACTTGTGATAGTGCAGAACCAAAGAGTATAGATGAATTAAGAAGTCTAGGATTAAGAGTTAAACCGGCGAAAAAAGGTCCGGATAGTATTAAGTATGGTATTAAGTTCTTACAGAAACTAACTGAAATAGTAATAGATAATGTAAGATGTCCGAATTGTGCTAGAGAATTTAGTATGTATGAGTATGATAAAGATAAATACGGAAACTTTGTATCAAAGTATCCAGATATGAATAACCATGCAATAGATTGCACTAGATATGCAATAGAAGATTATACAATTGCTAACACATGGCAAGTATCAAATAGGAGGGTGTTATAGTGAATAGTTATGTAATAATAACAAATAACAATGAAAATGAAGTAACCGAGTGGATTAAAGAAGTGTCGAGTAAGTTCAAGAAAAGTGATGAACTGATATTCTGGGATAACTTAAGTACAGACAATTCGGTTGCAAAGATAATTGAATCAATGGGGATGTTATGGAGAGATACCGAACATTTCAAGTTTTATATAAGTAGTAAAAGAGAGCCTATTTCAACAATAAAGAAAAAGGCTTTTTCTATATGCAGAGGAAAACATATATTAGTAGGAGGTAAGAAAGATGTTAAGAATAAGTAATTTAGAAGATATAACAAATGGTGATATTAAAGTTACAATACCTAAGTTAGTAACCAAGATAACACCTATATTACAAAAAAGAAAGGAATTACATGATAAGTACTCAAGAAACGCAAATGATAGTACTTTAATGTATAAAGACAATAAGGAATCAACTATTATTAGTTATGAAAAGTTTCTAACTGATATAGCAAGTGGTTATTTAAGTGGAAAACCTACATATACAATTGATGATGTTGTTGAAGACGAAAAGAAGAAACTAATTAAGGATTTATTTCAAAAAGAAATACCAGATAAAGATTATGCAACTAAAATGAAAATGATAATCGAGTATATAACTGGTTATAATGATGAAGAAAGTGAACACCATGATTTTATACATGACATATTAGAAATGACTGCGGGTTATGAGATATTATATGAAAATACTGATAACGAAATAGTATATTCAAAATATAGCCCACTAAACACAGTTGCCGTATGGGATTATAATATACCGGCAAATCTAATTGCATTAGTAAGATTATGGGATGAAGAAGATATTAATTCAACTAAAATTCAAAAATGTGAAATAACTGATAAGTTCGGTACTAAAACATATTCAATTACTCAAGATTATAAAGAAGTAACTGAATCTGATAATCAAAACCATAATTGGGGAGATGTTCCGGCTATAGCAGTAGAAACAGATTATTCTATATTTGAACCATGTGAAGATGTAATTAATGCTATTGAACAATTAATTCAAAATGTTAGAAATACTTTTGAATACAATGATAGTGACTGCAAATTAAAGTTTACTAATTACATACCACAAAATAGTTTAACTATTACACAAGAAGTAACTAAAGATAATGGTGAAGTAGTAGAAGAAGAAATAGAGAATCCGGCAAGAAAGGTTGAGGATGAGGCTTTACTTAAAGCCAAAACATTATATGTTGGTGATGGTGGAGATGTTGACTGGATAACTAAACCATTAGATAGTAAAGGTGCTATAGAAACACTAACACTATATACTAACTTAATGTTCCAATTAGCGGGTATTCCAAATACTAGCGATTTAGCATTTAACTCAAGCGACTTAAATGCAAGTGCTATTGATAGAAAGTTCTATATTATGAATATGATGACTTCAAATATAATAAGCGAAGTTAAAAAAGCATATCAAAGAAAATGGGAGTTAATATTCGGTAGAGTTAACTTAAAATTAGGTACTAATTTCGATTTTAGAGATATAAATATAGACTTACCTAGAAACTTACCAGCAAATGATGATGAAAAGACTGATTCATTACTAAAACTTCAAAACTTAATAAGTGAACAAACAATAATTGAAAAATTAGGATTCAACTACTTTGATGAACACCAAAAGAAAGAAAAAGAGGCAGAAACAAATATGTTAGCCAATATTGAACGTATGCAAATGTTAAGCGAAAATGGTGCAGAAGTAGAAGATACTACTATTCAAGAACAAACGGGCAAAGAAGAAATAGACCATGTTAAAAGTGACGATGAAATAGTAAAAGAATTAGATACTAAGAAAAAAGAAGAAGAAAAGACTAAGGAAGAATTAAAAGAAGAAAAATAATAAAGGAGTGCTTATATGGAATGGAAAGAAATAGATAAGTATCTAAATAGCCATTACAAGAACTATTTAGTAGTAAATCAAGAAACTCAAGATTTAATAGAAGATGTCTTAGATGAATATTCAAATATAGATATGGCTTTATATCTTAATAAAACCATTCCTAAGGCACGAAAAGAAAAACTTGATAGAAGAATTAAGAAACTATTAAAAAATGGCAAGACAACGTCTTATATGGCATATAAACTTAATCTAGTATTAAAGAAAAGAAATATAACATATAAAGAAATGCTAGAGGCACTTATTACAAGTGCTTTTTTTGAAGAAAGAACAACATTAGATGAATATGAGAATATTTTAATTAATGATGTGTCTGAGGCATCATACAACTATGCCATAGAAGAAATAATAAAATATTACCCAGATAAGAAGAAAATAAAACGATATAACTATGAAATTCAATATATCATAATGAATATTCCACTCTTATATGGAACTATGTCCGCTTATATGTGGGCTTTATCAAATCAAAATGCAGAAGAAATCTATAAGAGAATACTTCTTAAAAATGGTCAAGTTACTATGAAAGACTTAAAAGAAACATTTAAAAAGCAACAAAACACTTATTTAAAACCAGATACACATAGTGGTGCTATGGAAAACTATGTCGAATCTTATGTTAATTTAAGTTATGCACAAGCGGGTATAGAAAACGATATAGAAAAGTGTCGTTTTATTGCCGAGATGGATAAAAGAACAACTATTATGTGTCAAACACTTAATAATCAAACATTCTACTTAAATAAGATGAATGTTTATGATAGATATAGCGATATGGACGGCAAGAATGTAATTTATCATACAATGGGCTTAAAAATAGGTGAAAACTTACCACCTATCAACAACCATTTTCATTGGTGTCGTTCAACTATCACATATAATTTAAGTGATGATGTTGCAGATTATGTAAGAGAACATATACACGTATCTAATAACTACGATAAAGAGCAGTTTAATAGATATAAAAAGTATTTTGGTGATGATATACCAGATAGTGTTGAAGAATTTACTAGAATCAAGTTGCATGACACAGATAGATGGGAAGAATTAAAATCGCAATACTATGATAGAAGAAAAGCATATAATCTATCTAAAAAGTAGAGTTTCACATATTTCACACTAATTTTGTGATATTATTAGAATAGATATAAATAACTAAAAAGTGTTTATATCTTATCGGTAACCCCCGATACTTTTGTTTTAGGAACATAGAAATATGTTCTTTTTATATGTCCTAAATAGTTTTAGTTGGTGCAAATCCAACATAGGGCTAATTTAAAAGGCAAATTGCAAGTTGTCTTTTTATTTTGGTGTAGTTTACCGAAACAAACTAGGGTGATTTACTTACAAATTAGTATGGCTATTTTCTAGCTGTGATAGAAAAGGAGATAGGATTATGGAAGATAATCAAAATGTTGTATCAAAGGATACAGAAATGGAAGTTACTGCCGAGAGTGTAACAAACGAAGAACAAAAGGAAGTCAAAGAGGAGAAAAAACAAGAAAAGTTGTACACACGTGATGAACTTAATAAGATTCTTAATGCCGAAAAATTAAAGTTTCAAAAAGAGGCTGAGGCAAAAAGAGTTGAATCTGAAAAAATTGCACAAATGGATGCACAACAAAAAAGCAACTATGAATTAGAACAAGCCAATAAGAAAATTGAGGAGTTAAATTCACAAATCAATGCTTTTGAAGTTGAAAAAGAGGCAACTACTTATGCAAATTCTAAAGGTTTACCATTAGGCTATATATCTCAAATAGATTTTGCACGTGAAACAATTGATTCTGTTAAATCTAAAATTGATGAAATTAGTGTTGTTCGTAGTAATGATATGAAAGGTTACTTAAACGACAAGTTAAAGCAACCAAATCCTCAAGAACATGGAGAAACAAAGAAAGTAGACCCATACATTCAAGGATTCAAAAATTATAATAAGAAATAAAAATAAGAAAGGAATGATTTTAAATGGCTATAGATTTAGCAAAAAAGTTTAGCCCACTTGTAGACGAGGCTTTTACTACTAACTCTAAAAGTTCCTTAGTAGTAAATAATGATTATGATTTCATAGGAGCACATAGTATCGCAATTTATTCTGTTGGTACTGCTGATATGAATAACTATGGTAGAAATACCGACGGAACTTCAAGATATGGTACTGTCAAAGACCTATCAACTGATAAACAAGAAGTATCTATGGAAAAGGATAGAAGTTTTGTATTCGCTATTGATAAAATGGACGAAGATGAAACTTTAGGTGCATTAAATGCAGGTACTGCTTTAGCAAGACAAATTAATGAAGTAGTTATCCCAGAAGTTGATGCTTATGTTTATAAAAAAATGTGTGACAATGCCGGAACAACTGCTTACGGAGAAACTATCACTGCAAGTAATGCTTACACTGCATTAACAACTGCAAATGAAGTTGAAGACGAGGCTAAAGTTCCAGAACAAGGTAGAGTATTAGTTGGTACTCCAACATACATCAAATTCTTAAAACAAGACGAAAGAGCAGTATTAGATAGCGACATCGGTCAAGAATTAAGAATTAAAGGTGTTATCGGTGAAATGGACGGAGTAAACATTCAAAAAGTTCCATCATCATTATTACCACAAGGTACTAACTTCATTCTTGCTCACCCAGTTGCAACTACTTTTGCTAATAAATTAGCAGAATATAAAATTCATGTTGATGCTCCGGGAGTATCTGGTACATTAGTAGAGGGTAGAATTTACTATACTGCTTTTGTAAGAAATAATAAAAAATCTGCTATCTATGTTTCAACTTCTGGTTCATCTATTTAATGAGGTGAAATCATGAGATTTAGAGATAAGAAAAGCGGTGCAATCTACGTTGTAACTACTGACGATGTCTTATCTATGTTTCAAAATGATAGATATGAAGTAGTTGAAGAAAACAAGAAAAACGATGTTAAAGTCGAAGAACCTAAAGAAACTTTAGAAGTTGAAGAAACAGAAGAAGTAAAGGAAGTTAAGAAAAGTAAAAAAAAATAGGAGGTGTTATAGATGAAAGCGAAACTAATCTTAGATTTAGGAAGTAACTATCATAGCGATGAAAGTGTTTTAGACAATTTAATTGACTATTATACTAAAATCGCATCTTACACTTCTAATCGTCCAACTACGGATGAAAAACTTGAACCATTTATATTTACTGCCGTAAAAGAGGCTTATCTAAGGAGAGGTGATGAGGGTTCAAAGACAAGCAATGTCGGCGGACTCTCAACATCATATATAGATATTGAAGAAAAGTTGAAAAAGGATGTTATTTCAATTAGACTAGGAAACTTTTAGATGAGATTAAGAGATTTAACTAAATGTTATATATATTCTGTAACGACAACTAAAATACATGGTGAATCTATTAAAAGATGGTCATATAAAGGCGAATATGATTTAAACGTTCAACAAGACTTAAATGAACTTGATAAAAATCAAGCCGGACTTATTGACTATAATATCATTAAAATTCGTACTGATTATGACTATCCTATAGAGAAGAATAACTATATATCATTTACCCAACTTACAATAGTTGATGGATATACAACAACATCACCAGAATATAGAGTAGAGAATAAGATAAAAGTTGGTACTACTACCACTTACACTTGTAATCTATTTAATGGCGAGTTATATACTCCAAATATTGAAGTTGGCGGAAGTATATAGTAATGAAATGTACAATTAAGACCAAGAACTATTATAAAGAAGTTCAACAAGCAATAAGCGATGGTATAAATCAAGGTATGGAAGATGCCATGAAACACGGACAAGAAATAGCATTAAGTAATAAAAGAGGTAATAAAGATGCTGATTCTATTCTTTATGAGATTTCTAGTGAGAATGGTGTAATAAAAGGTAGATTATATACTAATTTTGATTATGCTATGTTCCTTGAATATGGAACTGGTACTAAAGCAGAATTAGACCATATAGGTACTACTAAGACGTTCTTAGAGAGTGGCTATAGATATTGGTTTTTACCAAAGGAAGTAGCAGATGCAAGAGGTAAAGAATTTTCACCAGAGAGATTAATTAATATCAAAGGTGAATTATTTTATATCATGTATGCAACTCAACCATATCCATTTATGCGACCAACTGCTTTTGAATTAGAAAATAGTGTTGCTGAGATATTCGTCAAAGCAATAAAGGAGAGGTTAAAGTAATATGTATGAACTATCTATAGAAGAATTTACCAAATATGTAACAGATTTAGTTGAAAGAATAGGAAATGTAACTTTATCGAATCCCGACGTAGAAGAAACGTTTCCATGTTGTGTTGTATCAAATGCAATGCAATTAATAAAAGTAACTGAAAATAATATTCCGGTTAAAACTAGATTTTCAATATATATAGAATGGTGGACACCATCAAAATATATTTCTATGGGTTATTACCAACAAACAAATGAATTGTTAAGACAATATAACTTTGCACAAATTGGTAATCAAGTAGAGGGATATGATGAAATCACTAAAAAGCATAGATATGGCGGTAGATATGAAGTAAATTATAATGGTTTAACGAACTCTTTTGAAAGAGTAATTTAAATATAGAAAGGAATGAAGAAAATGAACGGAACTAAACCAAAAGTTAGTACATTAACAACTTTGTGGTATGCCACTTCATTAACTGGTGACAGAACACAAGTTGCTTATGTTCAAGAAATACCAGCACTTAAAAGTGCTAAAGAGGCTATTACTTATAATGCCTTAGACTTACAAGAAGAACAACAAGCAAAAGGTAGTAGAAAGGCTGAAACATTAACTATACCTATTCTATTTACTGAATCTCAACATGATACATTAAAAGCACTAGCAGATAGTGATAACGAATACTACTGGTTCATTAAGTTGCCAGATGAAACTGCAACAACTGCTAATAAACCTATCGTATTCCATTTTACTGGTGCTTGTGATTTAGGAATGGATACAATTTCCATTGATGGAATGTTACAAGAGAACATTACACTATATAGAAGTAGTGAAGTATCCGAAACAAAGGGCTTTCCAACTGCTAGTGTATAGCAAAAAAGGGAAAGCCCCTTTTTATTTTAAATAAATTAGAAAGATAAATTAATAAAAGAAAGGAATTGAAAGATATGATTTTAAAAACTGAAAAAAAGGAAGTTGAATTAAGACCAACTACACGTAAAATTATTAGAATGACTCAAGAAAAAGGAGAAAAAAACCTTAATGATTATTTCTTTAAGGCAGTAAACTCTGGAGATATAGAAAGTATTGCAAATATTATATTTAATTTTGCAGAAGACACAGAGGGAAAGAAAGCATTTAACCAATTAGTAGAAGTTTATGACTTTATAGACGCATGGTTAAGTGAAAATAGTAAATGCTATGAAGATTTATCAATAGAATTAGGAAAAATGATTAATGATATGGGTTTTTTCAACAAGAAACTAGAGGAAAAGGAATTAATGGAAATGATGAGGAATCCTCTAGCAACATTCGACATGAAGAAAGTCTTAGCGGATTCAACAGAGAAAGTAATCTCTCAAGCAGTATCAGAGGAATTCAAAGGGTTCAAAGCCTAGATTTTATTGATTTAATAAGAAAACTTGAACCTAAATGTTACGAATATGGGATGAAACCGACCGAGTTTTTGGATTCTACCTATAGAGAGTGTTTATTATATGTAAATTCATGTATTGAGAAAGAAACCAACTTATTAAAGGCACAAATAGTGCTATTTGATTCGTTAGGTGAAAAACTTGTATGTGCTTTAGGTAGTAAACATCCTAAGAATAAATCGTTAGTAAAAGACTACTATAGCAATTTATTTGAAGAAGAACTTAATCCAAATAAATCTCAGTCTATTGAAGAACAACTTCGTAACCTAAGGGCGATGGTTAAAAAATAATAAGTGAGGGATTTTATGAAAATTGAAGACATTGAAATTATTGTACAAGCCAATGTTAAAAATGCCATGAATGACATTAAAAAGGCTTGTAAAGATGCCGAAAGTCAAATTTCTTCCATACAAAAAGCAGTCGATAAAGTAGATACTAAGAATATACAAAAGACTTTTGAAAAATCAACTGACGATATTAAAAATAGTTTAGATGATGTCAAAGTCTATGTGCATGACTTATTTAGTGGTTTAGATACTAAAGAAATAGACCAAGTAAAAGATAAGTTTAAAGATGCTATTAGTGAAACCGACGGGCAACTTAGTGTATTGTTAGGTAGTCTTGAAGAAGTTGAAAACTATGTTCAAGAAATATTCAATAGTAAACAAGAACTAGAAATAGATGAATCTTCTATTGAAGAATTAAAAGAGGACTTGAAAGAGATTCAACAAACTCAACCTACTGGTGAAGTATCTTCACCTAAGATTAAGTTACCAGATACCGATGCACTAAAAGACGTTGAACCAACTAATTTAATCAACGCATGGAAAACTGCTATTGGTGGTATATTAGCAGAAATACCTAAACTAAGTGAAGTTTATGATAAAACTATTAATAGAATCAATAGTAGTGGCATAGTTGATAAATTTGCGGGTGTTAAAGAACAAATTAGTACTAAATTAAGTGATATTAAGGTTGCAATAGACGAAAGTAAACCAGTTAGTGCTATTAAGAATATTGGTGCTAAAATAGGTGAACTAGGTGCACGTATAGGCAATATTAAAAACTATGTTTCAATTCCTTTTGATTATATGAAAGAAAAAGCCTCTAACGCAATTGATAGTGTTAAGGCTAAATTACAAGGAATAGGAGAAAAGTTTAGTAAACCAATAAATGCCGTTAAAAAGTTCGTTAGTGGAATCACTGGAGCAGTTAAGAAACTTAAAGACATGAAAGGTGCAAGTTCTGGTGTTGATAACGTATCAAAGGCATTTAAGAAAGGTTTATCATCAATAAAATTGTTTGTTGGTGGTTTATTAAGTGTACGTGGTGCATATAGGGCTATAAGTAGAGCCTCACAAGCATACTTGAGTTTTGATAGTGAACTACAAGATAGTTTCACTAACTCATGGAATACTTTAAGTTCATTACTTGCTCCAGCACTTGAATTTGTTGCTAATTTATTCGCTAAATTAACTTCTTATGTTGCAAGTTTTGTTCAAGTATTAACCGGTATTAATCTAGTAGCAAAAGCAAATGCTAAGGCTTTAAAGAGTCAAGCAAAAGCAACTAAAGAGGCGGGTAGTGCAAGTAAATCTTTAGGCTCTATTGATGAAATAACAAATATAGCAAGTTCAAATGGTGGTGGTGGAGGTGCAGATACACCTCAAATTAAAACTGCCGACGTTGATACTTCTATGTTTGATGGTTTATTAGATGTTATTGAGAAAATCAAGAAACATCTTGAATTATTATTTGAACCTATTCAAAAATCATGGAACAAATACGGCTCTGGATTAATGAATAGCATGAAGAAAGCATTAAATGAGAATATTAAGTTAATTAAGAAAATGTATGATAGTTTTGAATCCGTATGGACTAATGGTACGGGCGAGGCTTATATGGATAACATTTTTCAAGGTTTAACTACAATATTTGATATTATTGGTCATGTTGCAGAGGCATGGAGTAACGCATGGAGTGAAGACAATGCCGGAACTGATTTTATTCAAAGTATTATGGACGCAGTAATAGGCTTACAAGACTTTATTATTGAAGTTCTTGCAAGTATAGATGAAGTTGTTTCAAACGGAACACTTGCAACCACTGTGTCATACATTTTAACTATTTGTACTTCTATATTCAATACAATTGGTAATATAGCAAATGCGTTTACTAACGCATGGACTAATGCCAATAACGGAACTGGTATTATTCAAAATATAGCAGATATATTCAACATAATATTAGGATTCGGTCAAAGTATTGCAGATACTATTGAAAAATGGGTAGTAACTGAGGAGTTCCAAAATGCACTTAACTTTGTATTCGAGGTAATAAAAGATATTACCGGAGCAGTCAAAGTTGTTGCACAATGGGTTCTTGATATGTGGAATAAATACGTTAAACCTATCTTAGATGAAAAAATAATGCCATTATTAGGCGACTTAACAGATGCTATTAAGGCTATTTGGAATGTTGCTAAACCAGTAATAGAGAAGATATGGGAATATGTCAAGAAATTCATTGAACCAGTTATCGCCGGTGTTACGGGTGCAATTGGTGGCATTATAGACGTAATACGTGGAATACTTAAGTTCATTACTGGTGTATTCACTGGTGACTGGAAGAAAGCATGGGAGGGTGTTAAAACTATATTCAAAGGAATATGGGATACACTAGGAAGTGTTATTAAAACACCACTTAACTTAATTCTTGCCGGTGTTGAGGGCTTAGTAAATGCAATTATAAGTGCGTTTAACTCAATTAAGAAGATGCTTAATAAGATTTCGTTTGATATACCAGACTGGATACCAGTAATTGGTGGTCAAACATGGGGATTCAACTTCAAGATGACTGATAAAGTATCTTTACCTAGACTTGCAACTGGTAACGTTGCTAAAGAACCAACTCTAGCAATGTTCGGTGAATATGCAAATGCTAGAACTAACCCAGAAATAACATCTCCAGTATCAACTTTAAAAGATGCGTTTAGAGAGGTATTAAGCGAATTTGATTTCGGTCAAAGCGGTATTGAACACTTAACATTAAATGTTGGTGCAAATACATTATTTGATGATTTTATAGATTATATAAATAATAAGAGTTCATCTCTAGGGGTGAATGTAATAAAGGATGTGGAATAGATGATATGGAAAAGTGACAATGTGTTAATGAAATCTCCTAGTAGTTTTTCGGTAGCAATTGAAGACCAAGATAGTGATTCATATCGTTCACCCATCAATGCTAGTTTAATAGATAAAGTGTTAGCAAAGGGGCTTGTAAAAGCCTCTTTCACTTTCCTTTATTGTACAGAGGCTGAGGCTGAGGCATTAATGGCAGAAACGTTTAAAAATCCTATGAACTTATCTATTAAATGCCCTATATTGGGTGGCAAAATCTTAACGGCACAATTTAGATGTGCTAAAAGAAGTTGTGAAATGATAAGCACAGATAGTATAGAGCAGTCCGAAAAAACTAAATGGAAAGTTTCCTTTAATGTATCTCAAAAATCTAAGGTGAGTGGTCAATAATGGCAGTAGTAACGAGTAGTGATTATAAGAATACTTTATACTTACCGGACTCAATACAAATACTTACCATTTTCTTTGACAATGCCGAAGTAGATAGTAATTTAATACAAAAAGTTAAGTTAAAAGATACATTATTCGATGGAACTACATTTTCGTTAGGTTCAACTGCTATTACTGAATTAGAATTAGTATTTGATGAAAGTATTACTATTCCAAGTACTATACAACTTTATTATTCATTACAAACTAATGAACAAGAAGAAGTAGGAGCATTTAACGTTGGATTCTTTGACGTTGTAAGTTATGACAATTCTTCTAAAGGTTGTATAAAAGTACAAGCACAAGATTATATGAATAGGTTTAATAAACCAATTGATATATCTAATATAGTGCCATGTACAAGACTAGAAGTAGTTCAATATATATGTAATCAATGTAATGTTCCTTTAGGTGTTAATACATTCTTAAATGCTAACATTACAATGGATGTATATGATGATACAACTACCGCACAAAAGTATATTGCTTATATAGCAGAACGTGCGGGAGGTTTTGCTAGAATCAATAGAAATGGTCAACTTGAAATATTAAGTTATAATGACGTTGATACGATAAGTTTACCAGAGGCATATATAGGCGAGTTTACTAATGGTGATAAATTCATCGTTTCAAAAGTAATCTATGAAAATGGTGTTCAAAAATACGAATATGGAGATAACTCCGGTTCAATACTTAAATTGAGCCAAAACAATATATTATCTTGCATAGACGAAGAAGTTTCAAATATTTATTTCGCTTTAAATGGCATGATAATTGAAAGTGCTGAAATAAGAATGTTCGGCGACCCATCAATTGATGTTGGTGACATT